AGTGCGTCTGGACGGGACTCCTTACTTGAACCTGAGTGAGATCCCGATGGGTGTGCTGGAGTTGTGGCTCAACGGTCATTCACTGATCGAAGGTCTCGACTGGTTCATGAACGCGAACGAGATCTGCATCGTCAATAAGGTGTGGCGTACTCGTGATGGTTCGCCTAACCGAATCACCATCCGCGGTACGGGGTTCTGTAACAAGGACATGTCGCGAGTCAAGCAGTCTGAGTTCGGTTATGTCGAACAGGGTTGGTTGAGCCGTAACAACCGGTGGAACCTGCGGGACGATAAAGTGATCCGTGTGACTGCGGGCGGGCGTATCTACGAACGGACGGACTTGGACTGGGTGGAAGACAAACCCGGCGTCAAGCTGAACAACGTGGACAACGGTGCTCCTTATCAGGTGATCGAGCCTATCATCCCATTGCGGGGTGTGACGCTGGATGACACTTACGCCATGCGCATGTTGGCAGAGGCCACTGATAAAGAGATCGAAGACTACATGACCGAGAAGATGGGGCAGCCTGTGATTGACGGCCCGAACATCATCCCTGGCCCACATGTGCTCTACAGCCCGTTCATCAGCAAGATCATGCATGACCTTAATGATGGGTACATCCATGAGTCTGACATCGACAACGCTGCGTACAGCGACAACCTGGTCAAGCAATTGTCCAAGCCGTACGAGTGGTTGCTGGCGTACGAACCAACCTCCAAGAACCTAGACCCTGACTACGTCAATGTCCACCCTCATGAAAGCTACGAGCCGTTCGAACTCGGGCTGTATCAATACAACTTCTTGCGGCGGGTCGTTCGGATCTACCTCAAGGACAAAGTAAACATCAGTCAGTTCATCTCGATCCGGCCTCTGGCGTAAGTTAGATCGTTTACATGGAGCACGGGGGTAGCACCCCCGTGATTGATAAAATGTCAGATACCTCTGTTACTCTAGTTGCCAGTAACGGTACGACGTTGGTGGTTCAGTCCGCAGAAATCCCGGACATCGGGTACAGCGACCTCAATCGAGGTTTCAAGGTTTGGAATCGTCCAGAGATCTTTACCGGCCCGACCGGGACTGGTGTCTGGTGTCCGAACAAGGACGACATGATCATCGACTGGGAAACCGGCTTCCGGCGCGTTACCGGCAACGACATCTCCACTGGGTTGAGCACTTCGATCCCGTGGGTTCTTCAGCCAGGCAGTAACACCGACGTTGACGTTGACGTGTTGCTCGGCGTTGGCACAGGCAAGCAGTCCGAGACGTGGCGTGTTTACATTGACACCCGTCAAATGCCGTACAGCCTGCAAGTGGATGCTCGCGTTCACCTGTACCGTTCCGATGCGTACTGCTACAAGGTCTTCTTGGGCACCGACATCAACGAGACCTCGGGTGAAATCATCAGTTCGTACTACACGCCTTCTCAGGAATTCCAAGGGGAGAACATCCCACTGGAACTGGTAGCGACTGACGACATCAACAACAAAGCGATCTGGGCACCGATGGCTGGTAGCACTAACCGCGAACTGCCTGATGGTGAGGTGGTGACTGTTGTGCTGTACGGCGCTAACGGTCCACTGTCCCATGCGGTCATGTTGGTGCAGAACACTGCACTGGTGCGTCGTTCGGAAGCTGGCCTGAAGAACGTCAAGTCGATCAGCATCAAGAGCCCGTACCTGTCGGACTCCGATCCTCGCCTGTTGCTCATTCCGATCAACTACGACGTCAAGACCTTGGTCATCACTGGCCAGGTTCTGTACAACACCGGCGAGATTGTCGATGTACCGATCACGTTGGACGGCATGGGCAAGATGTCCCTGCACGGTCTGCAATGGTACACGCCGACGATCCAGTCTGCGATCATGCCATTGACTTTGTCTTACCGCTTGAGCGAGCAGGAATACTCGATCTCTCACGGTGTGACCGAGAACGGCAACATCACTGAACCTTTCGCTATCAAGGCGATTGCTGCGGACAGCGCTTACAGCCTCAAGCTGTACGTCTTCCCAACCTGGAACAAGGCGGGCTCTCGCTACGACTTGGACTTCTGGTTGTTCAGCATGGACCGCGATGTCTACTACCGCCTGCCGCGCAACATCGTGGAGACGCCAGAGAACGAAGCAGTGTTCGACGGTCAGAACTACACGACTCGTCAGCGCTTGAAGTTCGGCGTGCAGTTGGACAAAGTCGACCCGATGTTCAAAGAGCACAAGTTTGTCCAGAACACCGAGATCGCCCTGCGTCAAGCAGGTATCGAGAAAGGTACCAAGTGGCAAGTCAAGCTCGATCCGACCCAAGTCGACTTCTTCGGCGAAGGCATCGTGGCCAGCAACCGTTTCGTCAACGTCAACCTGTCGTACATGTCTGTTAAGAATGGCTGCGCTACACAAACGCAGTGGTTCGACAAACTGTTCTACGGGGTCAACCCTCTGTTCGATGACAACAGTGAAGTCAAGGCACCACTGCCTACTCACTTCGTTATCAGCACTAAAGGACGTCAGTACGAGTTCTCCGTCAGTCAGTGGGATCAAGAGTTCTCGATCCTCAACGACGTCACCATCGGGGAAACCGTCTACATCCGCTGGCTGCGTGACACTTCCAACACCCGTCTGGAGTTGGGCGTTACCGGCTTGGCAGTTGAGCAGAGCAACTAACCTCAACATAGGCGCCGGAGGCCGCAAGGTCTCCGGTGATTATTCATGGAAACGATTCTCTTCGATGAAGATTGGGATCGATACCCCACAGCGAACTGGGACCTGAAGACCAAGAACACTTCGTTCTTGGAATTCTCCGGTCTGTTGAAGCGCATGGGTATCAAGAACCACCTGTTCATGCTGGCGCTGATGCAGCCGGACTTGCAGGGGGTTGATCCGTTTGCTGAAGACCTCACGGAAAGTCAACAGTTTAAAATCCGTGTGGAATGTACGTTCAACCCGTGGTACTTCATTCGAGAAGTGATGCGTGTTCCACCTACTGCGGGTGACACACCTGTCAAGCTCAATGCCAACCGAGGGAACATCTCTCTGTGGTGGAGCTTCCTGAACCACATCGATTACTTCCTTGTCCAGATTCGTCAGACAGGTAAGTCATTGAACGCCGACGGCATCAGTGTTTGGTATCAGCTGTTCGGTGCACGTAACGCCCGTTCCAACTTGTTCACCAAGGGTGACTTGTTTAAGGAACACATCAACCGTCTCAAGAAACTCAGGGGACTGTTGCCGAAGTATCTGGTGCGTATTACCAAGAAGGATACGGACAACCAGAAAGAATTCACCAACTTGGCTCAAGGCAACCGCATGGTTGTGTACATCCCGCAGAAAGACGAGGATGCTGCACGTAACCTGGGCCGGGGTTTGACCGTACCGCATCAACATGCGGATGAGATTGCGTTCTTGAAGAACGTTCACATCTCTCTCGGTGTAATGCTTGCAGGTGGTGGTGCTGCGCGTGACGAAGCCAAACGCAACGGCCTGCCATTCGGGAACATCTTCACTACAACGGCTGGTATGCTGGACTCCACCGAAGGGGCCTACGCGTACAAGATGATGACGTCCGGGGCAGAGTGGGACGACATCTTCTACGACTCGAAGAACCAGCAGGATCTGTACGAGACTGTGCGTAACTGCTGTAGCAACAAGGACTCCTTGCTGATCAACGGCACCTTCAACCACCGTCAACTGGGCTTTGATGACCAGTGGCTCAGGACGAAGATCGCGGAATCGCGTCAGTCGGGTGATGAAGTACGTCGAGACTACTTGAACGAGTGGACTTCGGGTACGCTTTCCAACCCACTGACCAAGAAGCTGTTGCGTAAGATCCACGAATCGGTACAGCCGCCGCTGTACACGGAGAAATACGAGAAAGAGAAGTACATCGTTCGCTGGCACATTCCAGAGCACGAAGTTAGGTCGGGGATTCTGAAACGTGAATTGACCATGGGCGTCGATACTTCAAACGCAACTGGTCGAGACAACATCACGGGCGTCATCCTGGATAACAGTACCCTTGAAGTTGTGGGGGCTTGGACGATCAACGATTCTAACTTGCAACACTTCTCGTCGTGGTTGGCGCGGTTCATTTCCAAGTATCCGAAGATGACGGTGATTGGTGAAGCGAAGTCGACATGGATCGGTATCCTTGACTACCTGCTGCTCAACTTGCCGCTGTACGGTATCGACCCTGCGAAGCGTCTGTACTCCACAGTGGTTGACGATAAAGAAGTCTCCAACGTTGGCCGTGCTCGCTATGCAGCGTTCAAGACTGACCGGGACAACTACCGTCAATACCGTAAGAACTTTGGTTTCCCAACCAACGGCCCTCTGCGGGAAATGCTGTACGGTCCGATCATTCAAGAAGCGGCGAAGCGCTCCGGTGCCAGTGTCCGTGACAAGAAGCTTCAGAGCGAGATTGCGAAACTCGTTACGAAGAACAACCGGATCGACCACGATGCCAGCGGACACGATGACCATGTAATCTCGTGGCTCATGGCGCACTGGTTCCTGACGTACGCGGGTAACCTTGAGCATTACGGTATCACGCTGTCTGAGGTGAAACGTCGTGTGTACGAGGCTGAGAACAAACTCTCGTGGGTCGAGCAGCAACGCTATGACCACCAAGAGAAGTTGCGCACTCAGTTGGATGAGCTGTCGGAAGCCTTGGCTAACTGTCGCTCCCCAATGGAACAACGTAAGCTTGAGAACAAGATCGAGCTCACGTACAGCAAGATCGACCAGAACTTCGATGCAGGTCGGTTCAGTAACTTGGACCAGATCAAAGAAGAGATGATCGAGAAGATCAACTTGGGCAATCGCAATACTGGACCGGGTCGAGAGATCAATCTTTCGCGCTCTGCCAGTAGCATCATGCGTAACGCTGTACCAGGTAAGAACGCTGTAGAAGTACGCTAACGGCATAGAGCCCGGAGCAAGCGCTCCGGGCTCTATGCTGCTTGCTTAGGACTTGCGGTAGTGGTTCATGGTAATCGTCCTGAGAACGACGTACAGGAGCACACCGGTACGGATAGAAGCCACCAGCGAGGGGTTCTTGGTCTTCACTGCTTTCAAGACCACTTTCTCCCCGATGTTCCGGATCTCAAGCAGCAATGGGTTCGCTGCACGGGACGCGGTGTAGAGGTTCTTCAGTTTGGTCAACAACGTAGCCAAGTCGCGGGTGTTCACAGTGGCACGGTTACTGGAGATGAACTCAAACAAGTGCTCCAAGACCAGGTCAGTCAGGATGGCAACGTTCTTATCGCCTTTGATCCCTGAGTTGCGGGTCATGTACTCAAGCGTGTCGACCATGTTGCGGTACGGCAGCTTAGGCATGGTGCTGACAACGATCTCGGACAGCTCTTTGATGATGAAGCTGTTCTTGTCCGCCATCACGTCGTTTATGTAGCGACGATACGTCGAATACACATTGCGCTTGTTTTTTACTAAAACCTCTCCATCTATTGTAACGGTGTTGCTGTTAGTCCGAATCAGCGCTGTAGGGTCACGGCGGACGATTTCGAACTCATCCCGGATGTTCTTCAGGTAATCTTTAATCCGACCCTGGATGTCGTTCACCATGTAGATGATGTTGAAGTCATCGTCAAACTTCTGGAACGTGTTGTTCTTGAAGTGTGGGGATTTCTCACTGAGCATGTGTTCGGCAAGGTACAACAGCAGCGCACCCCAACTACCCACTTCCTTCAGCTTGAACTTCTTGGTCAAGCGAGCGTACGTGGCCACTGCAACGGCTTCGTCAGCACGGTGTGGGAACCAGTAGGCTAGGATGGAGGTGATGAACTTGTATTCCAGCACGAGCATGCAATCGATCATGCCTTGGTGACGGACTTTCTCTGGCAGGGCTGATGCGTAGATCTTGTGGATCAGCCACAGACAGGACAGGTTCATCACGTCGGTCGATACGAAGCGCACCTTGGTCGGGTCTGGCACGAGTGTCTTGAGCGTGAGCAGTTCGTCTTGCAGGGTGATCTCATCGACGTCGAGCAGGTTGTTGAACCACTCGGCTTTGTCGGAGGGGAGGAATTTGACTTCCTGCACACCCATCAGATGCCCACCGAAGAAGGCCACGTGGTCTTCGTTCTTGTTGGCAAAGGTCTGGCGGTACGACTGGAGCTTGTGGATGAACTTCTGATCAACGACCAGATGCCCACAGTACTCTTCGAATAAGGACTTTACGCTCTTGCCGAACATCTCCTCCGAAGTAACCGGATGAGCTTCAAGAGAGATGGTCCCCGTTGGGAAAAAGCGACTGGACATATTAGGAACCCGTTTGAGTAATGGCTAAGCTTGTCATACGGATACGCCGTTGATTCCACTAAATCTCAACCATACATTACCAACTCGAGTAACACACTTAACCTTGGAGATTCACATGTCAGCATTTGATGTTACAACCGTTCTTGAAGCCCTGCGCACTCAACTCGTTGATCGCAACGGTATGCTCCTTCAGTACGAAGTACCGCAGCCTGTCTACAAGACTGTCGGTGGTCGTACCTTCCGCGATGAACGCGCCAAGGACAAGACCGAAGAAAGCATCATCGGCTACAGCGTGTACCACGATCGTAACGCCCACGGTGAATACCAGCGCGTTGTGGCTCACAAAGGCGAATCGCACGTCATGCACATCATCGCAGTGAAAGCTTCTGTGAAGATGGATGACAAGATGGTCGCACTTCTCAGCAAACACTTCACCGCTACCGAGGTGTTGGATGCTGGTGGTGCTGAAGGCATGGCGGGTCGTCTGATCATGGACTACCTGGGCAAACCTGTGTCTGGTCCGAAGAGCGAAACCTTCGAACGTTTCTTCGACGGTCACGATGACCTGCTGGAAAGCTGGGTTCCTCTGCTGACCATCACGCCATACCTCAGCAAGTTCAACGCTCATGACATGCTGACCATCGGCAAACACGACAGCATCGACGACGCCATCAAAGCGTGCTCGAAGCTGCGTAGCACTCACCTGTTCTAAAACCCTAACCTGATCTACCGGAGATTCAACCTGTGCAAACAACCACGTCGATGTTCATCCCTTTGCAGTACCACCAGTTTGACGAAGCCTTGGAGGCCGTGATGATCGCAGAAGAACAACAACACAACACGCCACGCCCTTCCCTCGCCGACCATCCAGTGTTCTGGATGCTCCTCGACGGGGTTGACCAACTGAACACCCCTAACGCCTACGGAGTCAAGATGACCACGCCAGTAGACCACACCCCGGAAGTGACCATCGTTACGCGTGTAAAAGCGATCGCTGGTTTCTTCAACGCGGGCCTGACCGCCCAGCAATGGCAAGCAGCCGCTGACCATCATCCTGCCGCAGAACACATCACCTGTGAACTGCAAGAAGCGTTGAACTCGACGCTGGGCAAAGATGGTAACTGGAGCTGTGCCATGATGGCTCCGATCATGGATCGTCTGGACGCGGTCGGTTTCCAAACCGCCTTCGACAAAGTTACCTTGATCTTCTCGATCACCTTCAAGGAACACGCTGACGTCAAGATCGCTGACACTCAGCATGACTTGAAGAACAAACGCCTGCTGGATGAAATCAACGGCGTCGACTCCATGGAGAACCCGCAAGGTGGTTGGGTTGATGATAAACCCACCTTCACCCGGCAGCACCCGTGGAAGATTCAACTGAAAACCCCTCGACCACTGGTTCTCCGTCGGCAGCGCCCTGAGAGTGAAGGTGGGTTCCAGTTCCGCGACGTGATCGTTGCGAAGCCTTCGTTTCCACGGCGCTCAGATTAACCGACTATCCCTTTAGAACGCCACGGACTCCCCTACACCGGGTCCAGACATCCCCTTGGTCCTTAGGGCCCGGTGACTGTGGCGTTCTTTTTTTTGAGCTTTAGGAAGGCGTCATGAGTAACAACCTCGAACACCGACAACTTGTCATTGCCTTTAAACATGTGGCTCATCACCTGCGGAGCAACCCAACCCCAGAAACCAACAAGTACATGATCACTGTCTGCACCAAGATCCTGATGGCAATCACAGGGTTGAGGGCGAACATGCTGCCCGGTACAGCGTACCACTACTTGCTAGTCCATCCCATGGCTGATATAGCCCAGTCGTTTGATGACCTTGGGCTAGGGACCTATTACAGCATCGAAGACAACAAGTACACGTTCACCGTGGAGTGCAAGGCGATCGAGTGCCACTACCGCATTCAGATGCCGTACACCATGAGAAAAGAACAGTTCTTCCCCAAAGAAGTCCTTTACCACTAGGAGATAGTTGTGGACAAGATTAACCCAAGTACTAACTTCACGCCGGCTATCATGGCGGGTATTCAGATCCCTGAAAGCTTAGACCATAACCGCCCCTTGATGGAGCAGACCATCCTGTGGATGATCAACAACCTGGACAAGCACGCTCACCTGATCAAAGAGCGTGATCCTACCACGCTGTTCTTCTGCGCCGAAGTGTGTCGTGAACTGATGTACCGTGGCACTGGGTTGGAGCCCATGGACTTCATGACTCCGTTCAACCGGGATAAGATCCTGAACCCGGACGAGAAAGTTCTGGCAGAGATCAGAGTCATGGGGATGGATGTCCACATCATCAATAACCCTGACCAGATCGGCTGGACAGTCATGCACCCCTTCAGCGGGTACATTGCCACCATGACTTACAACGTACACTAGGAGCTACCATGCCACGTCCTACTGGCCATACGGCCTCGCTGTCTATTGATGAACTGGTTTCGCTGCTTCCAGAAGGCAACATCGAGGAGGTCGTACTCACCGAGGAACTGCGGACCACCTTAAACGATGTGTCTCGTGAACTGATGTGGCGTACCAAGTGGATCACTCCATCCAACCCTCAGGGTCAGAACCGCTTGAACCACGCCGAGATGAGTAAACTGAAGAGCCACGGCTTCTACGTCATCGGCTACTCAGTCGAGGGAGAGAAGGGTACAGACTTCGCTCTGCGTCATCGACCTACAGGTTTCATTGCGGCATTGCGCCGCGTGTACTGACGGCATATAAGGGTACCCTTCGGGGTACCTGTTTATGTTCTCGTCTTTTCTTTTTTTGCTTGGGTCTATCTTATGCTAGATCATCCCGTTTTACTTTTGGAGAAGGAAGGGAAGGGGGTGATTTAATGCGAACGAAGTGAGTATTAAATCAGGGGGTTGGGAAGGTTGAGGATTGAGCTGTTGTGGGTTGTCTTCCGTAGGGAGGTAACGGAGTGGACGATGGGAGGAAGAGCATACCCGGCTGAGCCTTTCAGTGAGGCGTAGCCTCACCTAATAGAAGGAGCTAAACTTGCGCATCAGAGTATATTTCAATACCGTAATTAATTACACTAATCACTCACCAGTCTAACGACTGGGCTTTTATGCTATGTGTTCACCTTCCCTTACGAGTACACCACCATGATGAACTGGGTACCTTCCCTTGAAGAACTGGCCGCTGATCCGGGTTACGCTGCGGCTCCCGTCGTAGGCATCCAGACTTCCGACTTCGATACGCTCCCTGACAGCATTACTGAACCACTGACCGAGCGTGGGTTTGCTGTGAACCGGACGGCGACGAACATCAACCCTTCGTCTGAAGACTTCACCAACGTCAACAGCGTGACCAACGGTGTCTTCGCTACGCCTATCACCACTGACTCCAAGCCTGGGCGGTTGGCAACCTTGGTCAACAAATGGCCTACTGACATGCCTATCCCTGATGGCGGTGTCGTTATTGCCAACGGTGTAGACGATGAAGGACTGGCAGCCATTGAAGCCTCAGGCTACGAACTGCACACCAGTGGGGAATCCTACGCAGCCAGTCTGGTCAAGTGACGGCATAGACTCCACCGAGCCCGTGTGAGCCCGGTGGAGCATGTTTAACGTCGACCCCCGACAAGGTATCGATTTGTACGCTTGGACTTCTCACGGTCGTTCAGGTGAGCTACCACGATCCAATCGTCGCGCTTCTTGTCCTTGTACATCTGGTTCGCTTCCGAGTAGCCATCAATGACTTCACGGATACGCCCAATCGAGGAACCTGCACGGATCGCACCTTCGTCCAATGGGATGACGGTGTTCGTGTAGACGTAGCCTTTGGTGGCCAGTTCACAGAGGTCAGTGAAGACGTCGTAGTTCTCTGGCTTAAGGTTGCCCATGTTAGGCTCGTGGCTCAACTGGCAACGCAAGTACAGCAGACCTGGGATCTGGCCGATGTTACTGAGCAGTACCACGTTCTCACCGATCATGTCAGCGTAAGCCGACTGTACCTGAGTCCAAGGCATGTTCGTTTGCAATACACCCGCAGCCGCATCGAGAGAAGCGGAGCTGTTGGTGGTCCCTGGCTGATAAGAGCCCTGTGCATTACCCTGCCCAAAGCTGACCGAGTAGACCGCGTTGATCGTGCGTCCACCGGTACGGTCTTTAGGGATGTGGTAGATAGTGTTCCATGCGTCAATGCGTTGAGACACCAGCCCGTTGAGACTGATAACATCCTCGACACCCGAACACAAGTTAACATCAATCATGACACGGGCATCAATGACGGCCCGGCGAATCATTGCGTCGGTCGACACTCCGAGCTGGTTATCGCGGTTGAACTGTTGTCTCGACGGGTCATACCGTCTAGGTGCGAATGCCAGTTGGAGGATCTCCGGTGGAATCTCCCACTTGATCCTGTCAAGTGCGATAGACATGATATCCATGAAGGTAGTCCTCGTTATATTTTACCACGTACACATGATCTCTCAACATTCGTCGTAAAAATAGACCTACATTATCACTGGTATATGGAAACGTATCCGAATTCGCTACAACTCAATAACCTGAAGGAATGCCCCATGGCTAATGAAACTCTCTCCACCCGCCCAGTTGGTCAAGTGGCTATCTACGCCTGCGGTGGCGGTGGGATCAACATCTCCCGTGATTTCGACGACGCTTCCATCGTTGCCGACGTGGCCAAGATCCGTGTGACCTACCTGGACACCAGCGATTCGAACCTCGTTGATGGCTTGCAAGACAAGACCTTCCTGTTCGAAAACCCAGACGCCAAGCCAGGCGACGAAGTGGACGGTTCCGGTAAAGTGAAGGCGATGAACGCCGAGCTGATCGAAGCCCAAGTCCCACAAGCCCTGCGCAAGTTCCCTGGCCTTGACCTGTGCATCCTGGTCTACACTGCGTCGGGCGGCACCGGTAACGTGATTGCGTACAACCTGAAGAAGCTGCTGCTGGAAGAAGGCAAGCAGGTTGTGTCGATCATCATCGGCTCCGCTGAGAACGAGCGTACCGCCAAGAACACTATCGGCACCATCGGTTCGCTGTCGGATCTGGCAATCGAACTGGAAAAACCAGTGATCTTCCACTGGGGCCTGAACAAGAAAGGCGTTCCACGTTCGGCTCTGGACAAAGAAGCCAAGCTGATGATCACTGCTCTGTGCATCCTGGCCAGTCGTCGTAACCACGGTTTTGACAAGGCTGACCTCTTCTCGTTCTTCAACTACACGCTGCCACGTCCGGACATCAAGCCTTCCCTGGCTCGTATCCACCTGTTCGACGACGCTGAGAAGTTCGACGCTGAACTGCCAGACGCGATCTCCTCTGCGTACCTGACCCGCACCGCTGACGACGTCCAACCGGGCAACTTCGTACCGTACAGCTGCGACGGCTTCCTGCCAGACGTGGCCACCATTCGTGGCGGCCTGTTCTTCGGTATCGAAACCAAATCGCTGTTCGCCCTGAAGAAAGACCTCGGCGCTCTGCGTGACGAACTGGCCAAACTGGAACAAACGCGTACTGACGTGCCTTCCCTGGGCGACAGCACCGCGAAGAAATCCAAGTCCGGCGTGTATCTGGACTGATAACCCCATGGACGGGAGAGGGCTTCGGCTCTCTCCTGTTCTATGCCGTCCCTTCAACCCTCGGAGTCACCATGCACACCACCGTACTCAAAGTCATCCAGACCCCACGTGATGCAGCAGAGCTTGGTCTAATGATGGCCACCGCTGCACACATCGACACACTCGAAGCGTTGTACGATGCTTTCTTCCTGTACACCCAACAGGTCGGGGACGAACCATACACCGGCGTACTGTCCCGTGTTGACATGCCAGATGGCAAACAATTCCACACCCTTGCATTAACGTGCAACGGGATCGACTCGTACATCAGCAGCCACGCCATGGTTGGTCTGATGCTCAAACACGAACTGCAATTGGAGAACGACAGCGCCATCGTCAAGTCCAAGTGCTGGGATGCAATGTGCGCGTCGATAGATGCCAAGAAGCTGCGGGTGGTCTTCCTTGACGAAGCCCGTCGCTTTATCGGCGATGCGCGTGATAGCACAGTGTTAGCTCGCTACGCCGAATACATTCTGATGGAACTCAGTCAATCGCAGGAGAACAAAGATGCGTGACGCAAACGGTAACTTCGTAGACATGCTCGGACATATCGGCAACAGTGACAGTGCCAAGCGCGTCCGTGGTGAACTCCCGGCACTTGATCCGTATAGTCACGGCGGTGGCTCACCGTCCCGTACTTCCATGACTCAGCCGAACCCACGGACGTCCGTGGTAATGGACCCCAGCGACCCCAACCCACTGGGCGTTGTTACTCCTGCTGCAATTGAGTCTTCCTCGGCAATGTTGGCTGAGAAGCACAAGATCGAGAACTGGTCAGAGAAGCGCCTGGTACAAACCAGTCCTTCGTATCCATCCCGGTTCGAAGCGTTGGACGCCTGTGTTGGTATCAATGCACTCGATGAGTGCGAGTATGCTTACGTCACCGAAGACAGCCGTGTCGTAGGCATCTACCGTTACTACGATGTCACCCCTGATCAGTCTGTGGGCAAAGGTCAGCGTCGGGTCATCATTCCCAAGCGTGATCAAATGCTGGCTCGTCAAGTGGCTGCCACCGCTGAACGTGCTGGCGTTAGCTGGTCAACTGGCGACGATCTGGCCAAAGCGCTAGAGCGTATCCAAGTGGCTCATCCGGGCGCAATCTTCCATGCACGCACTACTACGTCCGTGGAAGACGGTGAACCGGTCAAGCACTTCAACCTCTCCATCACGCTGAAGGGCAAGTAATGACCGTCGTCGTTAGCACCAACTTGGTGATCGCTCGTGTGGACACTGGTAAAGACGGTGACTTCTACGACGTACATGCGTGGCTGCGCGATACCTGTATTCCAGCGTGTCGACCGTTGTATAACGAACTGGACAACCTGTACGACGACAACCTGAAGGCAGCAGCGTTGGTCAAGCACAACATGTCCGACGGTACTACCGAGTACGAGCTTATCGTTCACCACGGCTGCATGGAGAAGCGGTTCAAGTGCGGTGTCCCACGTAAAGCCCCTAAGCTGCCAGACTTCATCAGACAGATCATCCAGGAGCTCCCATGACGGAGATCAACACCCACTGTGTTGTGCACGTACCTTCCCTCACCGGCAAGCTGTTGATGCGTGTACGGTTCCAAGCGAACGCTACCGACTACCGTCCTGTCGAATGGCCGGTGAAGCATCCGTACTGGTGCACTGGTTACGGCAGCACCGCAGGCGGTGAGCACGCTATCGTCGTGGCGTACGTCGAAGATGAGGCGGACATCAAACGCAACTGGCCGGAAGCTGCGGACATCACGTTCTCGCAGACTGACGCTGAAACCTACACCTTCACCGATCGTTTCCAGCCGCCGGACTGGATCAACGAGAAGTTCGGCTTCACGAACATCCGTGAACTCGATCACACCGACCCTGAAGACGTGACAGCTCGCTGGAAAGAAGTCGTAGCAACCTACGGCAAATCCCGCGACATCAAACTCGTCTACCACCCAACACAACAAGTTTAAGGACTAAAGAAAATGACGGACACCTTTCGCTGCGAGTGCTGCGGTAACGCCGACACCATTCACGCCACCCAACAAACCT